CAACGTGCCGAACGGCGCATACGACGAACTGTCCGCCACCATTACGGTTATCATCCCGTCCGTCCGCTTCCTTGGGCGTATCTTCCCGAACCTGTGGAAGGCAGGCAAGTTCAAGTATGCGGGTCATGAGACCGATGATGATTACACGCCGGGTCAGGTTTCCTTCGGCGCGAACGAGTGCCGTACCACCGAACCGGTCACCGTGGTGATCCATAATGCGTGCGACACGGATTCTTCACAGGATATTCGTATTCCGAACGCGCTTATCGCCAACGGCGGTGAGTTTGACGTGAACCTTACTGACCCGTTCGAGGTGGAGCTTCAGATCAGCATGATTCCGGGTGATGTGCCAGCCGTTATCTTCGGTGAAGGCTCTCTGGACGAACCGACGCTCTACAATCCGAAAACGGGTCGGTATGAGCCGATTCCGGTTGCCGCCACCGATTTCACGCTCACCCCCGCCACCGTGTCCGTCGCGACCGGAGCAACAGTTGACGTGGCAATCAACGTGGTTCCGGAGAACGCGACCGAGCGCACGCCGTCCGTCACGGTTGACCATTCCGACATTGCGTCCGTGTCCGTCACCAAGGAAGGCAAGGTGCATGTCTCCGGCGTTAAGCCCGGTGCCGCGACAGCCACCGTCACGGTCGGCGACATCAGGAAGACGCTGCCCATCACCGTGACCGCTGCGTTCAAGTAGTCGCGTCCCAGGCCACCGGTATAATATGAACCGTCCAATCGCATTGGTTGGGCGGTTCACTCATATTTGGAGGCAACATGGCTGAAGAACCCGAAACCACTGATTTCGAAGACTACGAGACCACGGATGATGACGTTGTTCTCGAAGACATGCCGGTGTTCGACACGTCGAAGGCGTTGCGCCGCAAGCGGGTCGAAATCGACGGCACAGTGTACACGATTCGTCCGGTAGGCACGAAGGATTACTACAATATCCTCAAACAGCGCAACCGTATCCAGTCCATCAACGACAAGCTGGGATCCGACCCGAAGAGCCTCATGCAGGCGTCGAAGATGATGGATGACATGGTTGTCCCGCTCATCAGCCCGAACGATGATTTCAAGGCGTGGGCGCGGGACACGAAGTCGAAGAGCGAATACGTGTACCGGCAGGTCATGGATCAATTGACCAAGCTCGCCATGCAGGGCGTCGAGGTGAAGAATGGCTGATTGGGGTGAAATGATTACCCCTGAAGAGCGGGAGCGTCTACAGCGTTTCCGCTCTTCTCATACGCGGGATAATCGGCGTGGCTACGATGACGTGGACTTGGAGTTGGCTGAGTTCGGCATCATGTATGGCTGGGGTGCTGTCGAAGCGTACATGATGAACCGGATGACCCCGGACTTTTACCGGCGTATGCTTCATGCGGGCCGAAAAGTCATGGAAGTGCAACGGGTAAAATCGTGTATGGACATGCGACAGTCGGTGAATGCGGCCGTTGCGGGCAAGAAAGCGGATAAGCGTTTCGAGAGCGATATGAACAAGCGTTTGAGACGTGGATGATGTAGGAGGCGGTTATGGCGGATATCGGCAGCATCGAGCTTGACGCCAAGATCGATACGTCACAGTACGAGGCCGGTGCGGCCACCGTCGAGAAGACGAACGAGCGTATCAAGTCGAGTACGAAAAGCGTCGGCGACTCGCAGGATGACGCTTCGAAGAAGAGCGGGGGGTTCAGCAAGGCGTTTAGCGCCGGTTGGGGTGCCGTCGCCGGTATCGCCTCCAGTGTGACCGGCAAGGTCATTGATTCGGTCGGTGGTCTTGTCGGCGAAATGGTGGACGCTTCCGATTCCGCGAACAAGTTCGGTTCCACGTTGAAGTTCGCCGGCGTGGATGACAGCAAGATCAAGGCGTTGACGGACAGTACCCAAAAGTATGCTGATCAAACCGTGTTCAACCTTGGTGATATCCGTAACGCTACCGCACAGTTGGCGGCGAACGGAGTGCCGAACTATGACAAGCTTGCAGAGGCGGCAGGTAATCTTACGGCCGTCGCCGGTGGTGGCGCGAACGAGTTCAAGAGCGTGTCCATGGCGTTGACCCAGACGGCGGGTGCCGGAAAACTGACGACCGAGAACTGGAATCAGCTTTCGGATGCGATTCCGGGTGCTTCCGGCAAGCTTCAGGAGGCGATGCTGAAGAACTCCGCGTATACGGGTGATTTCCGTGAAGCCATGGCTAATGGTGAAATCACGGCGGACGAGTTCAATCAGGCGCTTCTCGATCTAGGTTTGTCAGATACGGCGGTTGATGCAGCTAAGAGCACGCAGACGTTCGAGGGTGCGTTGGGTAATCTTCAGGCCGCCGCCGTGAAGGCGGGGTCCGCTTTCCTTGATGCTTTCAAACCGGCCGTGACGGGTGCTATGTCCGCTGTCGCGGACAGTATCACGAACGTGGTTTCGTTCTTCCAATCCAACGGGGGGAAGATTCAGGCTACGGCGTCCGAAATCGGTTCGTCGTTCATGTCAACGTTCAATGCGGCGTTCGACCCGGCCTCGATTCAGTCGGCGTTCGATAACGCTCTCAAACCATTGGAGGGTGCTTGGACGCGCATAGAGCCTATGCTGGCTCCTATCGCGGGCAACGTGGGCACTTACATGGGTAACGTGACTCAAGGCTTCAGCAACGCTTTTGGAGGGCTTATCGAGGGTGTTTCCAAGGTCATTGGAGCCGTGGCCCCTTATATCGCTCAATTCATGGAGATGTGGACACGTGTTCAGGCGGCTGTGTCACCCATCATCACACAGTTGGGCGCCATCATCGGTGGATTGTTCGACAAGATAGGCGGCATGATAGCCGACATCGTGAACACGGTCGGACCGCCGCTCATGCAGTTCATCAATCAGATCGTGGGCATCGTGCAGGCCAACATGCCAACGATTCAAGCCATCATCGACCAAATCGGTGCGGCAATCAACCAATTGGTGCCGGTCATCCAGCAGATCATCACGACCGTGGTGGATACGCTCATGCCCGCCATCCAACCGTTGTTCGACGCCATCAGCAATTTCCTGAGCGCCGTGATCCCGCCGTTGCTTGCCGGCATCCAGGCGGTGATTCCCATTTTCGTGAGTCTCGCGCAGACTATCATCAGCAACGTGCAACCGGTCATCGAAGGCATTACGAACGCCATCAAGGGTGTTATCGAAGTGCTGACCGGTATCGTCACGTTCATTACGGGCGTGTTCACCGGCAATTGGAGTCAGGCGTGGGATGGCATCAAGCAGATTTTCGGTGGCGTCTGGGATGCCATCAAGGGATGTGTGAGCGCGGTCATCGCCTACGTGTCCGGTGTCATCAGTAACACCATCGCTGGTATCAAGGCCACGTGGAATGCGGTGTGGACGTTCATCGGCACGTTCTTCAAAGGTATTTGGGATGGTATCAAGAGCGCGGCAAGCTCGGCCGTCAACGCCGTGTCCGGTGTCATCTCCAACGTGGTGAACGGCGTCAAAGGCTTCTGGAACGGTGCGTGGAATGCTATCAAATCGTTCTTCGTCAACATCTGGAACGGTATGAAGAACGCCGCGCAGAACGGCGTGAACGGCGTCATTGGGTTCGTACAGGGACTGCCCGGCCGCGTGCAGGAGTTCTTCTCGAACGCTGGTTCGTGGCTGTTGAATGCTGGTCATGCGGTTCTCGATGGTCTTCTGTCAGGTTTGAAGAACGCTTGGAGCAACGTTACCTCGTTCGTCGGTGGCATCGGCGACTGGATCAAGGAACACAAGGGTCCTATCAGCTACGATAGGAAGCTGCTGATTCCGGCTGGTAACGCCATCATGGGTGGTTTGAACGAAGGCTTGCAGGATAGTTTTGGAGACGTGAAGGACACGGTGTCGGATATCACCGGCCTGTTCGACCCGATCAATGACGTGGATGCGCAGGCGAACGTGAGTGCGGTCAACAGCATGGCGTCGAGCGTTACGCCCGCGCCTACGGTCAGCACGGCCACACGCTCCTATGATACTGGTACGAACGGTATTGGAAGTTCGGGTACGGTGGACATGGAGGCGTTGAGCCTTGTCATGGCGAACGCTTTGAGCGGCAAAAAGTGGGTGCTGACCACGACAGGCCGCGACCTCGCAATCGCAATGATTGATGACATTGACGAAGAGCTGGCATTGAAGGCCGATAGGGAGGTTTGATTATGAAACGTGTATGTCCGCCCATTGCACGAACGCTCATGCCTGTGGAACGTGATTTCGTGCTGACCGTTGACGGCGACCCGATAGACGAACACGGTCTATGGTTGGAACGCTCCAGTCTTGAAATCGGGGAGGCGTCACCCTCGTTGTCACATACGACAGCGCCCGGTTTCAACGGGTCGTATGACACGACGTTGAGGGATACGCTGGGGCGCGCGTATCTCGGTTCCCGTACCATATCGTTCACGTTGTTCACGGTGGGCGCGTTGGATGAAATCAGGGAGTCGAAACGTTATCTCGGAGGCTTGCACGGGCGTAGCCTGAAAGTCTCGTGGAGGGTGCAGAAAGGGTGGTTTCGGGGTACTCTCGCGCTCGGCGCATGGAAGGACGTGTGGGAGGGTAGCGGCTTGACCATCGCTTCGGTGAAATGCTCGGTCTACTGTGATGACCCGTTCATGTATGCGGACAACAAGGAATCGGTGGGTTTCCGTCTCACGGGTGGCGGTGGCGCGTCCGACTTGTATGCGAACTATAAGGTAGAGGCGCCGTTGTTCTACGGTAACAGGGAGTTCTACCCGTCCAAATTGGATATCACCGTGGACACGGCGCAACGGGTCCGCATCTACTACATGGACAATGATGATCTGCCAGAGGAACAGGCGGTGGTGGAACTGAGCACGACTTCCGCAGCATACTATACGGGCGTCACGCTCTCGTTCGACATGCTTAACCATACGGTCAAAGGTTCCGGTGGTTTCCTCGCCCCGACGTTGAACAGCGTGTTCTTCCCGCTTCGTCCAGGCGATACATCACGACTGCTAATATCGATTGCGGGACCGAAACCAAGGGCGACGTGCATCATGGAGTACACGCCGCGTTGGATGTTCTAGGGAGGCACGTCTTGACCCGTTTCGCAGTCTATGACCGTTTCGGCAATTACAAGCATGATCTGGTTAACGTCGTACAGTGCAAGCGCACTCGCAAGACGGATGGGACGAACACGCTCTCCATCACGTGCCTGAACACGGTCGATAAGGATGATCGTATCGTGTTCAAAGATCCGGAAGGCAAGTATCGTGAGTATATCGTCACACAGCCTTCCGTCGAACGCGCGGGCAGCATTCCGGTTTCCTCGTTCAACGCCGTCGATTCCATCAAGGAACTTGACCTGAAGTATGTGGATGACAAGCGTATCAATAACGGCACGTTCACCGAGGCTGTCGCGAAGGCCGTCGAGGGCACGCGCTGGGAGTTGGGTACCATCGCGTCCGGTACCGTGCAGACGAACTATTATCACGTGTCCGCGTTGAATGCCTTGCAGACGTTTCTGAAAGCGGCCGGCGTGGAGTTCGAGACCGAGGTGAAGCCGTCCGTTGACATGACCCATATCGAGCATCGTCTTATCAATGTGGGTCGGCTTGGCAGTGATTCCGGCAAACGGTTCGAGTACGGTTCCGACCTTCAGTCCATCAAACGGACTGTGAGCGCGGACAACGTGTACACGCGGCTTTACGGATACGGCAAAGGGCTTGCCACGACCGATGACGAAGGCAATGCGACCGGTGGTTACGGCCGTAAAATCGACTTCGCGTCCGTCAACAACGGGAAGAAGTACGTGGAGGATGCAACGGCGCTCCAACAGTGGGGCGTGGTCGGGCCGGATGGTACGAAGGTTCACGCCGAAGGAACGGTGGAGTTTCCCGATTGCGAGGATCCGTCCGAACTGTTGGCGTTGACGAAAGCCGCGCTCAAAGAGTCGGTCGTGCCGAAGGTCTCCTACACGGCGGACGTGGCCGCGCTCCAGTTGGCTAACTTCGACATCCAACAGCTTCATTTGGGTGACGGCGTGCAGATCGTGGATACCACGTTCAACCCGACTCTTCGACTCAGCGGTCGTGTGCTCGCCATTGAGGATGATCCGACCGGCGATATTACCAGCATGAAGATAACGCTTGGCAACATCGTCCAGTCGTACACGCAACGCAACAACGAACTGAACAGCACTGTCAGTCAATTATGGTCTTCCAGTGGTGCGGTGAACGATGTGGTGAACGCGAAGCCGGGCTACATGCAGCAGGTCGTTGACGGGTTGAATCAGGTGTTGAACGCGACCGGTGGTTGGACGTACATGACGCCAGGCGAAGGCATCATCGTATACAACAAGCCAATTGATCAGAACCCCGATAAGGCGATTCAGCTTGGCGGCGGGTATTTCCGTATCGCCAACAGTAAGAAGGCGGATGGGTCGTGGGATTGGAAGACGTTCGGCACGGGTGACGGGTTCCTCGCTGACCTTATCGTGGCCGGCAAACTCCAGTCCGCCGATGGGAAGAGCTACTGGGATTTGTCGAACAACATGCTTCACATGCTGGGGCAGTTCCAGACCGTTTCGACGGACGGCCATTCGGAAGCGGCTTTCTACCCTGATTTCGATTGGACTTCCAGCACCGGTGATGCCGCCGATGGTTCCGGCATCAAGTTCTCCGACCGTAACCGGGATAGTGTCGCCGACCACGGCGGCTACGTGTCCTATATCGGCTGGGACAAGAATAACGACAAGCCCTTGCATTCCATGCGGCTTGGAACCGAAGTCTTCCAGGACAAGAGCGCCGGACTTGGGCTTGGTTCCGGTTCGCTTTCCTCCCAGAGCGGCACCCCGAACGTGGCTACCATGTGGGTATCCGACAAGACGAAGAATCCGAACAGTTTCGGCATCGAGCTTAACTCCGACACGCAAAACGTGTACATCGGTGGCAAGCTCGGTTATTGGACGAACCTTGGTACATTCCAGTTCTTCTATTGGGAGTCGGTTTCTATACCAGCATTCAAGTGGATGGAGTTTGATGTCACTGCACAACCGGCGAAGAGCGGACGTTACAAACCTTTGGCTACGCTCGATCATATCGCCTCGGATGGCAATATGTTCTTTGATACTACGGTTTCCAATGCGAGTGCCGGTGGATGGAAGGTGTGGGTGAACAGTGCGCCTAGGAGTGTGCAGACAAGCCCGATTACTGCACAATGGAAGGAAGGCACTATTGGCGGTGTTCCAAAGGTCGTGTCCGATCTGACCGTCAGGCTCGGGGATAGGGCCAATCTGTTTTCGGATGGCAACGTGAATTTCTACCTCAATACGCTTGGCGTGCTTCTCTGATGAAAGGAACGGTTATGAAGTATGAGCAGAACCATGGTCAGGTGCTTGTCACGCTTGACTACGATCCGAACGAGAAGAACGCTTCAGGTGCGACCTGTGGAGGCAGGTTCGTTCTCACGTCCCCAGCCATCATCGCCTCCTATATGATGCTTCTCGGATACACGGATGTTGAGGAATGTGTGAAGGCTATGCCGACCATCGTGGAGAACGCGCCGAACATATATGATGAAGCGACCGGTGATAACGTGTTCACGCCTCTCTATAAGGCTCTGGAAGACACTCTTACAGCGGATACGGATAAGTCCAGGGCTTCGTTGCTTGCGGCCGTGGAATACCCCAAAGAATCGCTTGTGGAGGCACAGAACAAGGCACGTGAACAGCTTGGACTGTCGAAGCTGCCCGCAGGAGGCTTCACGACCCTCATGTCGGCGCGTTCGACGGCGGAACGGTCAAGCGTACCTGATTGGCTGACTGCTAGTATTGGTGAAGAAAAAACGAAGTTTCTCGAAGGACTCAGGAGGTAGCTGGAATGCCTACTTTTGACGATTACCGCAACATCGACATTGATATCGACGGTGCGAACGACTGGATTCCCGAAGTACGGTTGAGCGGCGGCGACGTGGATGGCCGTACCATCACGGTCCGCCTGTTGAAGGATGGCAAGGTCATTGATGACCCGACCGTATCCGGTTCGGTCACTTTCACCGCACGTCTACTGTTCAACCCGAAGGTCGGTACCGCTTATCCGGGCGGCTACAAGACAATGAGCAGATTCGTGTCCGCAAGCATGACCGGCGAAGACACGTGGGGTTTCTGCGTCACCGTCCCGCGTGCCGCTTTCACGAACCTCACCGGCTCGTATACCGCCATGGCTATCGAAGTGCAGAAGACCACCGGCACCGGTAGTGCCGCGAAGGATGAAATCGTGTGCTCGCGGACTTTCAACGCCATCGTTGACGAAAGCGTGCTGAAAGCGGGTGACGGCACCGACCCGGATCCGTTGGAGGAATGGCACGATCTCATCAGTCATGGAGACGATAAGATTCAGGATGTGGTGGATCGCGGTAACGCCGCCATCGCCACGTTCAACACGAACGGGCAGAACGCCATCGACGCCTTCAACACGAAGTCGGATAAGGCGGTGGCTGATTTCAATACCACTTCGAAAGCGAAACTCGATAAATTCGACACCGATTCGAAAGCCGCAATAGACGGCGTGAACACGGTGAAGAACGACATGCAGTCCTTCGTTGACGGCGCGAACATCACGGCCGGAACAGTGGCCGAGCTGAAGCCGAACGAGGCTCCCACGTTCGAGTTGACGGGCGACAAGTGGAATAAGACCATGTATCTCGGTCTGCCGCGCGGCGCTTCCATCGCCTCCATTACGGCAACCACGCTTCAGGCTGGGCAGCAGGCCACCGTCTCTTCCAACAAGAACGCTGACGGTGATTACAATGTCGAGGTTGGCTTGCCTACCGGTCCGCAGGGCGTTGACGGTTTCCCTGTGTTCGTCTTCACCTCCGCCATCAGTTCAACGGTCAGCGACTACTCGATTGCGAAAAATTCAGGGAACATTTCGCCAAGGCCGGACATTGATACAAACTATACAAACAAAGCGTTCATCATGGACGCGGATGGTAGCGTGTTTCTTGTCTTCCGTGATGACCATGAAGGACTGCATGTCAACGGTTCGCAAAGAATACTGAGTCTCAAAGGCCCGGCCGGCGAGGGCGTGCTTATCGACAGCACCAAGGGGCTTGTTTCCTCGGCTGCGGGCGTGGCCATCAACCTGAGCGCCGACAATCCTGGCCTTGAGTTCGACGCGGCCGGCGGTTTGAAGGCGACAGCGCAGACGGTCGGTGACGGTTCTCATACCAGCAAGGGCATCTTGCAGGTTGGTGATGGGCTCAACGTTGACAACGGTGTAGTCTCGCTTGAAACGGCACAGGGACTCACAGTGGATCAAGCCGGAGGTAAAAACTCCGTCAGGGTGAAGCTACCCTCCGCTAAGAGCGGTTTGATGTTCACTGAGAGCAACGAACTTGAATTGCGGATGGTCAAGCCTCCGTCCTCGTATGCTTCCGTCCTGCTTGCGCAAACCAGCGACGGCGCTGGCGTCATGTTCGACGACACCAAAGGTTTGACGGCACACGGCCATCAGCTTGCCTTGGCTCCGGCGACACCGGCCACTCTCGGTGGTGTAAGCTATGATGATACGACAATCCAAATGGGGGACGATTCCAAACTGTTCGCGGCAATCGGGTGCGTGTCCAAGGTCGGCATCAATAGCACTTCGTATTCCAACATCGCACCGAAGCCGATCTGCGTCGATTCCGATGATTACGTTAATCAATTTGGGGTCTGGTTCGGTTTCTATGTGGCCGAACCAGCAATCAGCTTCAATGAAATCTCATTGGAGTTTCGCATGGTGAACGGTAAGCCTTTCAGATCAGAAGGCCTCACCAGGCTGGCCTCGTTCCTCACCGGCAAGGGCATTATGGTCGAAGACCATACCCTTGTTTATATCTCAAGCTCCATAGCCAACGGTATACGAATTGATCTAATCCTCCAGAATAGCTTTACCGTCGCTACCGGCCCGCACTGGTTCGAGGTGCAGTACTGATGCCTGAATGGTTCCAATGGTCGACGCTCCTACTCGGCGGGGGCGGTCTGGCGGGAATCGTCTCAGCCGTGGTCACATGGAAGCACAGCACGTCCGACCAATGGCATGACATCGTGTCCGCGCAGACGGAACACCTTATCAAACCGTTGGAGGAACGTATCAGCACGCTCGAACAACAGGTGGGTGAACTGGAAGGCTACCGTGATCACTACATGCTTGCGGTCGAATACCTGCGCAAACTGTTTCACTGGTTAGCGCAGATCACGGATCGTATCGACAAGTCGATTATCGAAGAGAACCCGAAACCGCATTTGCCGGACGAAATTCGTGGCGAGTTCGGCGACCTGTGTGACAAACCGGACAGTAAGCCACGGTCTTAGGGTATTGGCCGGAAGTTTGATAGGGTCATAGTTGGATTATCCATCTACTGATTGGAGGTTCTACTATGACCCGTTTTCGTAAACGGCTCATGGCGATTCTAGCGTCGGTGCTGGCAATGTTCACGTTCACGCCCATGGCGTTCGCGGACATGCAAGGCGTGGACATGAGCAACTGGCAGTGCGGCGCGGACGTCTACAACATGCAGGCCGACTTTGTTGTCGTCGGTACCACATGGGGCACCGGACAAGTCAACAACAACTGCCTGGTCTCCGGCGTCAACACGGACACCAACCGCATGATCGCCCAGGCGCAGGCCAGCGGCAAAAAGTTCGGCATGTACCATTACGCCATGGGTGGCGACCCTGAGGCGGAAGCCCAATTCTTCTACCGCAATACCAGCAATTATTGGCGTCACGGCATCGTGGCGCTCGACTGGGAGATGGACGATAACCCCGCGTGGGGTAATTGGGATTGGGTGCGCCGCTTCATGGGCGAATGTGAGCGGCTTTCCGGCGGTGTGCGCCCATTGCTGTACACCGGCCCGGTGGCTGGTACCATCCCGCAGGACATCCGCGACCGATACGGCCTGTGGATCGCCCAGTACGCCAACATGTCGCCTACCGGCTATCAGGCCAACCCGTGGATGATCGGCGCGTACGGCGAGGCCATGCGCCAGTACTCCGGCGCCGGCGTGGTCAACACGTGGAGTCCCATCGACCTCAACCTGTTCCGCGGCGACGCATGGCAGTGGGATTTGTACGCCAACCCCACCGGTTCCACAGCCCCGGCCCCGGCAACGCCTGCGCCCGCACAGCCGAGCACTCCCCCGGCCGACACCAACACGGGTGGCATCAGTCACGTCATGCAGTGGGGCGAGACCATCTGGGGACTCGCCGTAGCCTACAATGCTTGGCCCCTGTCCGCATGGCATACGCCCTCCGGCGACATCAACCGCTACTACGTGGGTGATGTCGTCACCTACGGCGGCGGCTCTACTGCCACCCCGGCACCGTCCGTCGATTACAACGCGCTCGCCACCGCCGTCATTCGCGGCGACTACGGCAACGACCCGTATCGTCGGCAGCGTCTTGGCGGCGACTACGACAAGGTGATGGCGATTGTGAATGCGCGTCTGAGTGGTCAGGTCACGGCGTCGAACGCTCCGAACTACGGGCGTTCCTATGTGGTTCGTGCCGGTGACACGCTAAGCGGCATCGCCGCCCGGCATGGCATCAGCTACACGCTGATCCATGGGTACCGTTCCGGCAATCCCGCTCTGATCTATCCGGGTGAGGTTCTGTACTGGTAGCTTCGGCGTGTAGAATATGAGGCGTATCCCGTAACAGGGGTGCGCCTCTACTGTTTCTTGGAAAGGAACCATGATGGATATTACAGCCGCAACCACCCTGGCCGGTGCTATGGTGGCTCTTGTCACCCCAGCGTTCGTGCAGGCGTTCAAGAAGTACATTCCGGCCGAATACACGGGTCTTGTGTCCCTGGCCGTGTCCCTCGTGTTCGGCACCGTCGCCATCGCCGCAACCGGTGGATTCTCCGGCAACGGCTGGGGTGTCGTGCTCGCCGCCGTCGTGGGCGTCTCCCAGACCGTGTACACGGTCGTGAATCAGGCGCTTGGCGGTAAGCTGTCTAAGGATGTTCTGGAAGGCAAATAGTCTTCCATCGGATATGATGAAGCCCCGGTCTTGGTGATCGGGGCTTCACTGTTTTCCGGTGGTTTTTAATACCGGTCGGCTTCATGCCGTAGGAACGCCGCTATGGCTGTTGCGGTGGCGTACCCTACTGCCTGTACCGTCTTACGCCGTTCGCCTCTTAGAATGGCGGTTACGGCAAGAAACACGGGCAATGTGACGTAGGGGGCGGCGCACCAACCGCAATCGGCTAGCGCGTCCAAGTGTCCGACTGTCATGTGTTCCCGCCAACATGCGCGGGCGTTCTCGAAGACATGCGCCGGACCATCCGACACCTGTATGACGGTGATGGCATATCCGGCGATAAGCCCGGCGATGATGCTGTTTCTTATCGTATGGTTCATAGCTGGTTCATGTCCTTTGCGGCGTGGCCGTCGTATTCGGCGAATGGCGGTTGGATCCTGTGCTGACGGGTGAGTTCGCCTCTCAGACTGGAGCCGGGCGGTACGATCATGGCGAACGTGCCGTGCTTCATGGCCCAATCGCGTCCGGCGTTCAGATACGCTTTGGAAGCCGGGTCACATGTCGGGCATTTGTCGAACACCAGTCGCAGTGGCGTCTTGCGTGTCTTGCTCAATGTTTGATTCCTTTCATGAAACGCTGGAATTGGCTATCGTCTTCGAACAGCCGGTACCAGTCGATACCGGTGTTGACTTTGCCCTCATTGTCGCAGAACCGGTCGAGGATGCCGGTTTCGGTTTCATGCTCGGTGAGGTACAGGCCACTGTCGATGAATACCAGATGGTCCACTTCTATGCCGCCGTCCTTGTATCCGATGAGTGCCACGTTTTCGTCGTGTATCCATAGGTTGTCGGGGTGGAGGTATGTTTCCGGTGTTGTGAAAGCGTAATAGGTGCGTCCGGTGCGGATGGCCTCGCTTGCCGGCGCGGCTCCGAGATAGGCGCCGTGGAACATGTCGCCTTGGATATACCCGTGGTCGGTGATTCCACTGATGCTGCCGTACCGGTATGCTTCCGCCTTGGTCCAGTCGGTGTCGGCGTCGTATGGTGGCAGCACCTTGGTGTCGAGTGTGTAGGTGATGGTTTGGATGATGTCTGTCAACATGTGGTTGCTCCTTGATGTTTATTGGGTTGGCACTTACCAGTGTAACACCTTGTGTGGATGTTGTATGGTGTTTCTGCTATAATCGGGGAACGTGAGGTTGTAGGCGGTCTCCTTACGCCTCCCTCTACTTGGGTGATGAATGCTGAAGCCCGACCGGTTTTATTGGGTTCCCCGGTCGGGCTTCAGTGTTTCTTGACGTGGATGCTAGATATTCCAGTCGATGTTGTCTTCGCCTACCTCATCGTTCCACTTGTCGTTATGGCTTCCGTCCGCATTGAAGTAGGAGGCGAGCTGTGCGGCGTCCATGGTCAGGCCGTCGCCCATGACAACGATGGGGCTTGACATGACTACACCGGTTTCGGCCTTGCACGTCCCGTATGGCATGTGTACGACCGTATGGCGTTCGCCGTCCGAACAAATATCCGGGGTGAACGGTTTTAACGGTGTGATTTCAATGCGGTATGCGTCACCCGCGTATGGTTTCGGGTCGGACAGCAGTACCGCGCCGGGAAGGATGACTTCGCCCTGGAAGCGTTCGCCGGCCGCCTTGTACATGGTGTCCGCCTTCGCGTAGGTTTTCACTTCTTCGCTTCCAAGAAGGTACTGGGTGGGTTCGTCGGCCGTGTACCAGATTCCGCTTGCGATGTGCATTGTGGGTTCCTTTCTGTGGGTGGTGTCAACTTCCTGTTGACGGTTTCCAATATAGCGGGTATGTGAAAGCCCCGACACCAAGTCCGGGACTTCGACACATTATCCACACATTTCTAGAACGAGCCGGTATGGACGGGCTTGAATCGGCGACGCGGCTTCTCACGCCGGTACGTCACGCACGGATCCTCTCCGCCGCCCGCACCGCCGAACTTGTCCCACGCGGACTTCAGAATCCCGTCACGCTCGGATGCGGCCACCGACTCGCTCTTGCGTTCCGGCGCGACCATGGACACGAACCCGTCCCCCAGTCCGAGCGCCGTATCCCATGCGCCGTGATGGCCTTCCGCCTCCATGCCGGCCAACACCATGGCGAGCTTGCAGAACCCGTCATGACGGCTTGACTTCCCATAGGTCGGGTCGGCAATATACTTGTCCATCACCGTCTGTACGGCCTTGCAACGGCCGTTCCGATCAGTGTCCGACGATAGGAGCGGCATGGGGCCGGCCGGCGTTTCACGCGGCTTCGCGGGCTTTGTCTTCATACGCTCCAGCCACGCTTGCGGTAACGGTGCGATATCATCCCGTGTGGGAACGCGACCGAGGCGCGAACCGTCCGCCGCATACCATTCGTAGCGTTCGCCGGACGGATGGACGGAAGGCCATGCGCACAGGTAGCGGTGCGAATGCTGTATCGTGTCAACACCGCCTCCAACGGCGTCGAAGTGCAGTCCGGCAGGCACCCGGTACAGGCGATGCCGGTACGGATTATCCGGGTTGCCGTGGCAACTGGTAACGGTCGGCGGAAGTGCCCCGAGTTCGCTTTCCAAAGCCTCGATGGTCTTAACGCCGTCTTCCTTGACCCGGTGTCCGTCCGGCGCGTCAAGGTCTAGGGCGATGATGTCTTCTGGCAGTACGACGGCCAGGTTGAAGCCCGCATCACCGCGCCACTTCATGTCTGATTCGAACCAGTGAAGCACGGTCTCACGGTCGGGGTCTTTGCCGTCGTAGCCGGTGTAGCCTTTGCGTGGCGGAAACTTGTCTTTAGGTGGCAGCGGTATGACCCTCCAGCCTTCGGCCATGTATTCGGGTGCGGCGCATGTGAACAGCATTGTGATTCTCCTTATGTGAATGGGGTGTGGCCGGGTGATTGACCACACCCCTAGTGTAACACCTTAGATGTCCCAGACGGACTGTGAGAAGGTCGTGGCCGGCACCGTGTCCATGGCGGGTTCGGCAACGTCCACCGGTTCCGTGTAGACGATGCGACGGGTCGGACGGCCGTGGAGCTTGCGGCCGGTTCTCTCGATCCGGATGCCGTACAACAACAATGCGTCCATGTTGCGGGTGAGGCTGTCACCCAGGCCTTTCGGACTGTTCGGAAGGTTGCCGCCGTACCTGTCGATGTTACCAAGCTGACGTTGCTTCATGGCTGTCAACAAGTCCCCCATGGTCCACGTGTCGGTTTCCGCGAACACGCCTTCCTGGGCCATGTCCACCATGATTAACACGGCGGTGGAGGCGTCGGCGTTGTCGAGCTGACTGTCCTTGGTGCTGGCGACGTACTGGGTGAGAAGGTCTTCGCCGGTGAGCTTGTCGTAGGAGTACACCCAGTGGCTGAATGCGGCGACACGGGTGGACACGGACGGGTTGGGCACGGTCTTCTCGAACGTGAGCATCGTCTGCACGTACCGCAGCATGCCCCCGAGGATGCCGGGAATGAGACCGTCTCGCCACGATTCCCAGTTCGCGTTGTACGGCGGCTTGTGTTCGGCGGTGATCTCGATGAACCGGCTGGCGAGGTCGGCGCCGACTCCGCGCAACGTGATGGCTGTCAGAATCGTGGGTTTGAGCATCGTGACGCTCGCCATCTCCGTATCCGTGTACAGCTGTCTTTTGGCGAGCGTGCCGCCCGTGCTGAAGCTGGTGAGCAAGTCGCTATGCTCGCTAACGTTGCTGAGGTTGTCGAACGCGGCGAGATAGCTTTGCGCCGCCACGGAGGCCAAATCGTCATCGTCGCATTTCTCACGGAGGCGGACGCCCCGGTTGCCGCCCTTGACGGCGAGCGCGTTGTCAACGAGGATGATATCGGTGTCCATTACGGACGATTTGCCGTAGCCTGCCGGACCGGACAAGTTTTTGATGGGGATCTTCTCGCTGGGATGCGCGTAGCAGTAAGCGTCCCACAGCCACGACAGTTTGACTTGCGTTTCGTTGAAGCCGGGGAACAATTTCACGTAATCCGCCATGCTCCGCTCCCAGTCCACATCGAGGTCGGGTCGTGGCATGGGCGCGGTGCGACGTGAGCGACGGAACACGATTCCTTGCGCGGGCCGTTTCAATTCCTCGATGATGTCGGGGGTGATATGCCACACCGTGCGATCGTGTTCGCGCGGCTGTCCGCCGTCCACCCAGATCTCGTCTCCCACGCGGGTCATTCGGTAGGGGATGGGGTGTACCGGCCAATCGCCGCTTCCGGCTTTGAAGCCGGCGATGGCGGATTTGATGGCGTTCGGCGTGGGCAGGTATCCGGTTTCGGCGCGTCCGAGTTTGACTGCCTGTGAGTACAGGAGGCCCGCGGCGTCATCGGCTACCGGGCTTGCAATCCAACGGTCCTTTGCGACTGCGAGCAATGCGCCCGTGGTGTCATCCACAAGCCCCGAAAACGTATCCTCGTACCAGTCGAGAAGCTGGCTGTCGGTGAGTTTTTTCGGCTTGCGTGACGTGTCATTGTCTTCCATGGCGGCCTCTTTGGTGCCGGTGGCGGTGATTTCGGTGCTCATGTGAGTTCCTTTCTGGCTGGGTGACATGTCCCATAATAGCGGGGTGATGTCACCTTCGGGTGACTTCAAGTCACCTTTTACAATTCCATCACATAATCGGGTGACATGTGAAGTCACCCAGAACATCAATGTTACCCACCAAGTCACCCAAGGTCAGACCTACGTATGTAAGGCGTTGGAGCATATCGGGTGACTTGGTTAACCATCCACTCTCTTCCATACGTTTTCAAGGAAAATTGGCAAGAAAAAATATATATATAGTAGGAACCCCAAAGTAACCCACCCAAGTCACCCGTTGCCTTCCATGGCGGTTTCGTGAAGGCGGTTTGCATACGACCGTGAAGGTGTTACACTCGTAACCGTCAACCCAAGGAAAGGAAACCCACGATGACACATGACAGGAAATCGTTCATGCGCACCATGCCGGACTACCCACGCCGAAGCACGCTACCGGACGGGTCCATCCAACTCAGGCAGCTTCTCGACCGTCGATGGGTGAAGGACGCGGACGGCGAAGGCGTCAGGGATGTGGTGGAGAAAATCACCTACCCGACCACCGGCGCGCCCGTCCGCGAACGATACATGGAAACCCACTACATGTCCCACAGCCAGGACGATGATGGCTTCACCCCCGATTGGGTGTTGCAGGCCGTCCCCGACAATTGGAATCTGTGATAACAGGAAAGGAACCAACAATGGAATTCACGACCCGTCAAACCGCGTTCAGCATCCTGTACGCCGCCATCCACGACTACCGGCCAGGCATCCCGAAGGCTTATCCGCGCCGTCCAATGCCGACCTACACCGATTGGTGTGAGCTGTGCGTCATCATGGAGGCGCTGGAACAGGAAGATGATTGGTGGCCGGCCGAAATCGACATCGCCATGCGGCTGTTCGACGTGTTCCAACTGGCCGACGCGTGCGACTGCGACGAAGAGTCGGTGTACGACTACCGTGACGGCCGCAAGCCTATTCCGCAGAGCTTCAAAAACGCTCTCAGCAGACTCATGGCGACCAAGTACCACACATTATCCGGCTTCAACCGGAACGCCCGTTAGAAGCCCCAAAGAATCGCCTACAGAGGCATGTATCCCGTCACCCGTACACTGGATGGCGGGATATTCTCGTATCTGGGAGGCAAACCATGAGAACCGACTGGCAATGCTCCGCCGCATGCCGTGACCTCGACCCCGATCTGTTCGTGCCGGACTCGATGGACCTCGCCGGACTCGAAACGGCGTTGTCCACGTGCGAGACGTGCCCGGTGAAATCGGAATGCGCCATGTTCGGCGAATGGGACGGCGTGGGGAATCCGGACAAGAAGCGTCGCACCCATGCGACCGGTGTGTGGGGCGGCGTCTACTACTATCCGATGGGGTTGGGCACGATGGACTTGAGACAATGCCGGAAACTGTTGAAAAAACAGGGATAAGTCGTTACAAGGTGTTACAATGGAGTCAGCAAGGGAGGTGAACCCAGTGAAACTCGAAACCATCATGGCCGCGTTCCCCATGGGGGACCGCAACGTGTGCAGCGTATGCGGCAAGCCCCTACCGGCCACCGCACAGCACCGCGACACGTGCTCCAACGCCTGCCGCGTATGGAAACACCGGCACCCCGGACAGAAAAGGAAACCAAGGAAATGAAACAGGAACACCCGATAGCCCGCCTCGTCGGAACCATCATCAGCCATCTCATACTCGCGGCGGCGACCATCACAGCCATCACGATCCCGGTGTTGCTCATCCTCGCCGTCCTAACATTCTGGAAGACGCTGATCAGCGTCGCAATCTAAAGGAGACACAATGAACCCGAACCTTTGGAAACTGCTTGCCATACTGTTGGCAAGCATGCTACTGTTCACGTCCCTGATCCTGTTCTACGTCGACGTCACACCATCGCAACAGAACATCACATATTCGTGTGACGCAAGGTATTACTGCTACATCGTGGAACCTCAGCCCACTACGAACACCCGTCAAGCATAGGAAAGGAACCCCAACCATGATACACACCAACCACGCGCTCCATCTGAACGCGCATGCGGGAAACTTGACAATCGACCAGGACGGCACGCTCACCATCAAAGGACGGGATGACCGGTATAGCGGCGTCACGTTCCACAAGCCCTACAACACGCTCGACTGGGAGCACAAGCAGGATGCCCGCGACCTGAACCGCGCCATCTGCATCATGGGCGAACCGGACGGTTACGTGGGATGCTACCGGCTCGACGTTGAAGGCGACACCCTGTACACATGGTGCTACGACACCGATTCGCCATCCGGCGTCCGCACCGTGAAGATTCTGGACGAAGGCGTGAAATATGGTCAGGGATGGAACGTCATCACTGTCATCATCCCGAACCGGATCGACCGTGAGAGTATCCACCTGACCGGAGACGCCTCGTATGCGCCGTTCCCCGGCTCGCCTCTCCCCGCACTGTGCGAAATCGAATGGGAGGGACTGGATGACGGCGTGGACGTTTCCAAGTGGGGGCCATGCTCTGACAGCGTCTTCGACTCAGGCAAGGTCACCTACACGATGGCCCTTGACGCACTGTGTGACGCACTGAACATCACGGCCGCGCACGCCCTCAGCATCGTGGACGGCTCATCTGATTGGAGGCTAGTATGCCGGTAAAAAGCAAGCATCAGCAGAAATACAACGCCAATCCCACCGGCAAGGGGGG